AAACTAGCGAAGGTGCAAGCCTTCCGTGGGTTCGAATCCCACCCTTTCCGCCATTTTATGCGGGTTATGGCAATTACTGAAACCTTGACCACTAAAAAACTAGCGACGTTTGACTACTAGTTGACCACTCACGTTTTTGGGTGGTCTTTTTTGTTGTATGCATGTAGTTTAAAAGTATTTATGCTAAAATCTGCTTGCATAAATTACAAAATTGAGTTAACATAGCTACAAAAAATAAGGAGGCTATGTTATGAAAGCACATGTGCAGTATTTTTGCGGGCATGAAGCTGATGTTGATTTGGTTGGCAGTGCTGCTGTCCGCCAGCAGAAGCTGGCGGGCCTGAAGAAATCTCTTTGCGCTGCATGTCTCGCAGAAGCATGGAATGCCTGCGTTGCTGGTTGCCTGCCACGTGAGATGTCCATTGATCAATGGGAACGCGAGTATCCTGATTGTCGCCGGATGAAGGTGGATGCAGAAAAAGGTACCGTGATTGCCTGGGTACCGGAAAACAGAGCATAAAAAATACCCCGCTGCAAGGCGGGGATTTTTTTATGCTTATATGATGTTAGCCAGGGTTTCCGCTGCGCGCTCATCGTCACCAGGCATTACGTGGCTGTAGGTGTTGAGCGTCAGATTGGCAGTGCTGTGGCCGAGGCGCTGCTGCACCGTCTTGTAGCTGGCACCGTGCTGCAGCAGGAGCGAGGCGCTGGTGTGACGCAGGCTGTTGAGGCAGAAATCCTTCGGCATATCTGCTTTTTTGCCGTAGCGCTTGACGAGCTTGCTTATTGCGTCTGGGTTGAGCGGTCTGCCGTGCTCTCCCGGAAAAAGGAGGCCGTATGGCTGCCACAGCGCGTCGCTCATGGCCTGCAGTCGGACGGTCCTTATCTGTGCCTTAATGAGCGGAAGAATCGCCTTAGGCAGGCTCACAGTGCGCCAGCTGTCCTCTGTCTTAGTGCTTGCGCCAATCTCGCCGCCACCTTTGGTACGCAGGTTGGTCTGCCGGACGGTAAACGTGCACCGCTCCAGGTCTACGTCCTGATAGCGTAAACCAAGAATCTCACTGCGTCGCATGCCGCTGGTGGCTGCTAGTTTGATGAGCAGCTGGTGCGTGGGATCAGTGATGACGGAGAGCAGCTTTGTTACCTGTGCTTGGGTAAGAGCCACCCACTCGCGCTTGCGGGTAACCTTTGGCTTTTTGATTTGTAGCATGGGATGCTTTGCGAGGACACCGTCAATGACTGCTTGTGTAAGCAGAGCCTTGAGCGTTACATAGATATGCTCAACGGTGCGGCTGGCAAGCTTTGCTGACAGTGCGGCTATAAAGTCACGGATGTTGGCTGGCTGCAGATTGCAGAGCGGGAAGTCGCCGAGCTCCGGCTTGATGTGCACCCGGATGTGTGACTCGATTGTCGCCCAGGAATTTTTGCGGATGGCTGCGTGCTGGACGACCAGGTAATGGTCGCACCAATCTTTGAGCAGCATGCCGCTGCTGTAGGTCCCGCTGCGCTTTGCAATCTTGAATTCCTGCACCTTGCGGTCAAGCTCTGCAGATGTTTTTGCCGTGAAGTAATGCTTCTTGCCGAGGTAGGTGACTGTGGTGGCGTAGCGTCCATCAGCGCGTTTTTTATACTTTGCCATTGTGTAAAACCTCCTTGTGTGATACAATGGAGGTGCAAAAAAATAACCGTTGCAAGTTTGATTTTGCACCTTGCTCTCTTTCGTGGTGGATTGAGAGCACCATCCGCCTGTGCTGGGAACACGGGCGGTTTTTTATTTATTTTTTATATTTGATTTCATGCTGTTCGAGCGGATGCCCGCAAGCACAGCTGATTTCCAGAATATCGTTTTTATTTTTTATAGCAGCTAGTCTGCAAATATGTTTTTGACGGCAAAAGCCCATAATACCTGGACTTAGCACTTCTATGTCGTAATTTTTGCAAGTTATACTTTTGATTCTAGAATTTCTTTGTGCAATTTCGTTTGCCATGTTGGCTGCCTTTTGCTCATAAAATGGCTTTAATGCCTTAAAAACTGCATCTCTAATGAATGGGTTGACATATTCTGCAGTATTCATATTGTTAGCTTTATTTCGTTTGGTATTTAGATCTTCCCATGCGGCATTACATTCGTTGAAAATTTGAGCGTGCTTTTGCATTTCTGATTTTGAGTAATGCTCACATGTCAATGTTTTACCATTTTCAGTTAACCAATGCACAACGCAAGAACCTAAATCTATAAAATCATAAGGATCAGATAAAGTATAGGCCGGCGACTGTTCTGTAATGTGACGCATTGCCTTATCTTGTGCTAAAAGCGCATTGAATCTATTTACAGCTTCATTTGAAATATCTATGGCATTAGATATTTCTGCATCTAATTTATCAACAAGAGCAAGTCTAGCTGATTTCATAGTTTGCTCAGCCGTTTTTCCGTTAATAGTAATGCCGTTGAATTGTTCTATTGCAGGTGGATCAAGCCGCCAAATTCCATACTCATCTGTATAAGCCAGCGCAGCGCTCGGGACAAGTGCTACTAAAAGCAAAGAAAATAATATTTTTTTCACATTGTCACCTGCTTTCGTAAAAATATTCTCTTGCTTCACACTTTCTTTACTTAAAAACTTTCCCTTGTAATAGTTGTGTGATAAACTATTTATAGATTAAAAATATTGTTGTCGTCACTTCGGTGGCGACTTTTTTTGTTTGTGGGGAAGTTTCAAGCGGTGGCGGCAGTTTCTTCTGCCGCCAGAATACCTAAGATAAAAAGATATAAATCCACCTGAGCGTCCTCGTTTAATAGTTCGAGTCGCTCACTGTCCATTAGATTAATACACCTCCTTTATTGGTTCCGCAGGTTTTTGGGATTTGAAAGTAAATCCTCAAAATATTCACGAGCGCGCTGTTGCGCTGCAGGACTAAGTTTGTTGTACAGTTCTTGAATATCATTTTTAGGCTTTTCTGGGGTATCCCATCCCATTAGTTGGGCAGGAGTAACGTTAAAAATTTCTGCCAAGAGTATAACCATATCATAGGGGATATTTTTAATATCCCCAGATTCATACCTTTGCAAAGTTGCTTTATTTGGCAATTTACCTATTTTAGATTTAATTATTTGAGCTAAATCTGTAAGAGATAATCCGTGTTGTTCACGGTATTTTCTTATATTTTCTCCTATTTCCATGGCTTGCCTCCCTATAATCTCCCTATAATTACGTTAACATCATTATAAATTACTTTTGCGCAAAATGCAACAAGGAATCAACTTTTTGCAAAAAAAGTTGCGCAATATGCGTTGACAAATAGCTTTAGTCATGGTATTATAGTTGCATAAAATGCAACGAAAGGTGGTGAGAAAATGTATGGCATTAATGTAATGTTACTGCGTCAAAAAATGCTTGAAAATGGGTTTATAAATATTGTAGACCTTGCAAAAGCAGCAAATGTTAGCCGTGATACTATTAGTAAAATGTTGGCTGGCAAAACTAAACCTCAAACTAATGTAATGTATGCAATTGCTAATGCTTTGAAATTAACCTGCGAAGAAGCAGGAAAAATTTTTTTTGCACGTAGCGTTGCATAAAATGCAACGGAGGCAATTATGGAACCTATCGCTGTAACTCTCGACAAGGCCTGCGAGCTAACCGCTATCGGTAAATCCTCGATGGTTAAGCTCATGCAGGATCCAAAGTTCCCGGTCTTTAAAATCGGAAACAAGTCGGTTATCCCAGTAGCTGGCTTGAGAAAGTATATTGAAACTCTGGGTGCTGAGCACTATGGAGTCGTTTAGGAGGCGGATGGTATGAAAAAGCTTTTAATTATCCTGCTTATGGCCTGCTGTGTATGGCAGGCGTGGGACTACACCCATCCTCAGCCGGTGGACCGCTACGTGGTCAAGGTTACCGCTGCAGAGGGGGATACCCTCTGGCATTTAGTGGGTGACACCATGCAGCGCGAAGGAGACCGCCGCGATGTCCGCGAGGTCATCTTTTATACAAAGAAGATTAGCAACTTGCAGGGTGACCTGCAGGTTGGAGATGTAGTGCTCATTCCCATTGAGGCATCTAAAAAATGAGAACTGATGCCCGCGGCGTTCACTACGTGGACTGCATGTTTTGCGGTACGGAATGGATAGTGAGCCGCTTTGTAAAAGAACCGTATGCGTGCCCTTATTGCAGGGCTATGTATAAAAATTTCAATCCACCACAATCAAAAAAGAAAGGTAAGGTGCAAAAATGATTAGAACGAAAACCCATATTTTTATTCAGCGTTTAAATCTTGAAATGCAGAGCCTGCGTGAATACGCAGCTTTGCTGGAACGCTGGAATGAGGACGACAACCAAGACGAGGTTCTGCTGGAGGCGGAGCTTGATGTCATTGACCGTATCGGCGCAACGCTCAAAGAGATGCGCGAGCTGCAGTCTCATGAATGGTCTGTTATGTACAAGGCTCTGCAAGCTTCCGCAGAAAAGAATGCTGCTGATAGCTCTGGTATGCCGAAAGATGGCGCTTGCAAGGAGGCTGAGTAACATGGCTAACATCTATGAGCTTAAAGATCAAATCAAAGCCTGCATCCAGCTGGATGAAGAGCACGTGGTTGACACTGAAGACGGTGAAATCCTGAACCTGCAGCAGTTTGAAGCGCTGCAGATGGAGCGCGACCAAAAGATTGAAGGCATGTGCTGCTACATCAAGAACAAGCTGGCCGAGGCCGATGCCATCGACGCCGAAGCCAATACTCTCAGTCATCGCTCCGGTGTAATTAGAAAAGAAGTCGAGCGCTGCAAGGCTTATCTGGCTGGTGCGTTGTATGGCGAGAAGTTTGAGACTCCCCGCTGCAAGATTACGTGGCGCAAGTCCGAAATCTGCAACGTGCTGAATATTGATGCAGTACCTGAAGAGTACAAGCGCACTAAGGTTACTGTTGATGCTGATAAGATGGCAATCAAGAAGGCCATCAAGGGAGGCGCTGAAGTTCCGGGCGCTGAGGTTATTCAGAAACTGAATATGACTTTAAAATGAGATTTGTTATGTTATGCAAGAATTGCCCTCAGTGTAAAATAGTTGGGGTTGGCGATATTTGTACACGTAGCTGGTGCAAATTAAGCAAGCCTGATGCTACTGGCAGATATTTGGGGCTGGAACCATGGCGCAGTAAGCCGCATCCGAAATGTCCGCTGATGGCAAAATTAAAAGAAAACTACAAGGAGTGATTTTATGGGAATGCCTGTATTAATCCTGGGCGCGTCCGGCTCTGGAAAGTCCACGAGCCTGCGCAACTTTGAGCCGACGGAGGTTGGCGTGTTCAACGTGGCAAGCAAGCCGCTGCCATTCAAGAAGCGGCTGAATGTTGTAAACCATGCGACGTATCAGGTCATCCAGAAGACGTTGGCGAAGAACAACCTGCGCTGCTATGTTATCGATGACTCGCAGTACCTCATGGCGTTCAATATGTTTGACCGCGCGAAGGAAATGGGCTATCAGAAATTTACCGACTGTGCGTTAAATTTCTACAATTTGCTGGCGCTGATTCGCGACCATACGACCGATGATACTATCGTGTATCTCCTGCATCACACGGAGTGCGATGATACTGGTCACATCAAAGCCAAAACTTCGGGCAAGATGCTGGACAATCAGCTCACTCTAGAGGGCCTGTTCAGCATCGTGCTGCTGGCTGAGACCGACGGTAAGGCGCACTGGTTCACCACGCAGAGCGATGGCTTTACGCCTGCGAAGTCTCCGATGGAGATGTTTGCGGCGAAGATTGACAATGACCTGAAGGCCGTGGATGCAGCTATCCGCGAGTATTATGGATTTAACGAGGAGGCAAAGAAAAATGAAAAAGCTTAACTGGGGAAATGTTGACGCAGCAAGCGACAGCTATGCAGCGCCGCCTGCTGGTGGTTATGTACTGGTAATCTGTGCCGTCGAAGATCACGCAGATAAAGAGTACCTGAAAATTTACTGCGATATTGCAGGCGTAGCAGACAAGGCTAACGAGCAGTTTATTGGTTATTATGGCCAACGCAAGGAGCGCAGCGGTGACAGAATTCCGCTGTTCAGCTTCATCCGCAGCTATAAAGATAGCGCACTGAGATTCTTTAAGGCATTCCTGGTGGCGCTGGAAAAGAGCGGCAATGCGGGCTTTTTGGCAGACCGCTTTACTGGCAATGAGCAGCAGTTCTGCGGCATGGTCATCGGCGCTGTGCTGGGGGAAGAAGAATACTCCTATAATGGTAAGCTGCACATGCGTCTGAATGTAGAACATTTTTGCTCCGTAGAGCGCATTCAAAAAGGAGATTTTAAGATTCCAGAGCTTAAAAAAGCAAATTCGGCAGCAATGTCTGTAGCAGCTCCTACCTCCAGCATGGACAGCTTTGGTACTAACGTACCACTGCTCAGTGATGAAGAGATCCCTTTCTAAGTCCGAGCTGCACCTGGACGATATTCGCCCCTTTTTAACCGGTGTAAAAACAAAGCCGGGCGGACATGTTACCGCTACCTGTCCCTTGTGCGGTAAGGCAGATCATCTGCACATAGACGAAAAGGGCGGCACACTTCTGGTATATTGCCAGAAGTGCAATGCTCCCGGTGCGGACATCCTGCGAGAGTTCCGCCGTCTGGGAGCAAAGCCTGCCGAACCGGAGCCTGTAGATTATAAGACTGCAAAGCCTGTTGAGGACTACCGTCATATCTACCGTAATCCCGACGGCACTGAAGCTTACTATAAGCGCCGCCGCAAATGGGCCGACGGGCACAAGGTTTTCAGCTTTGCTTATGTCGATGAAAACGGACGCACGGTGTTTGCAAAGCCGCAAGGCTGCAATAACATCTACAATCTGGATTTGTTGCAAAAGCATGAGCATAAGCGGCTCTACATCGTCGAAGGTGAGAAATGCGCCGACGCAATGACGCAGCACGGGCTGCTGGCTACCACGAGCAATACCGGAGCGCAGAAGGCAATTAAGCTCAGCGCGACGGACAAGGCACTGCTGGAATCTTATGCAGAGCGCATCGTCATTCCCGACAATGACGAGAAGGGCACCGATTATGCTGCAGCCTGGCAAGGCGCAAAGGTCATGGACATCACAAAGCTGTGGCCTGAATGCCCGCCTAAGGGTGACATCGCAGATTACTTTGCTGCCGGTGGCACAGCCGAAGCAATCGAAGCTTACGAGTGGCCTGTGGTGCTCTCTCTGGACAGAGAATTCTTTGAAGGGTGCGACAGGTTCAGCCTGATTGATTCTGCTCTCCTAGAGGCAATAGCGGCGGTCACAGAGTCGTCTAAACGTCAGCAGGTGCTTTCCATGGCAAGGTTTAGAGCTGGCGAGCTGTGCTGCAAGAGGGAATTTGAGAGTTGCTGGAAGGCGTACCTGCAGCAGCAGGCAGCCAAGGGTATAAGGTCAGATAATCTGACAAAATTCCCGCAGCAGCTCTTTGCTCTCCGGTGCGGTAACTGGAACACATCGATTAATGGCGTGTATCGGTCGGTACAGGTCGGGACAGAATATAAAAACGAATACGCAAGTCCCATCCCCATCATGCCGACGGAGCTGCTGGTGAACGTGGAGGATGAAACGGAAAAAATCCGGCTTGCGTATTTTAAAAATGGCGGCTGGCAGAGCGTGGTGGTCCCGCGTTCTGTGTTGGCCAACAAAAACAAAATAATCCTGCTGGCAGACAATGGCGTTGAAGTCAACAGCGACAATGCCGGTCTGCTGGTGAAGTATCTGGCAGAGGTCATCGCTATGAACCCGGACATCCTGCCGCGGGTGAAGTCGATTGACCACATGGGATGGTCCGATGCAGGTTTTGTTCCGTACACAGACGAGGTCAAACTGGACTGCGAGGACCAGTACAAATCTCTGGTGCAGGCAGTCTCCAGCAAGGGCACGCTGGAAGAATGGGCGGCCTACGTCGCTCCGCTCCGTCAGAACCTCTATATGCGCCTCATCCTTGCTGCAAGCTTTGCGAGCGTGTTGGTCGAGCGCGTATCTGCTCTGCCGTTCGTGTTGCATCTTTGGGGTGGCACCGGCAGCGGCAAGACTGTAGCCATGATGGTGGCTGCGTCTGTCTGGGGTAATCCGGGCATGGGCAAACTGGTTAGAACAATGAATATGACGGTCAACTCTATGATGAGTACGGCATCTATCCTGCGTAACCTGCCGTTCTTTGGCGATGAGCTACAAACGATTAAATCCAGATTTGAAAATTATGACACGCTGATCATGCGTGTCACTGAAGGTCTTGACCGTGGCAGGATGACCAATGCAACCTTCCAGCGGCAGAAGTCCTGGCTGAACAGCTTTGTTTTTACTGGCGAAGAGCCTTGCACGAAGAGTCAGTCCGGTGGCGGCGTGAAAAACCGTGTTATTGAGATTGAGTGTGACCAGCAGATAATAAAAAATGGTAACGCTGTTGTGAATTTTATCACACAGCATTACGGCGGTGCTGGCAGGGCGTTTGTTGAAGCGCTGGAAGGGAAGAACCTTGCTGCTGAGTACAATGAGATTATGCGGTTGGTGCTGGAGGTCACGGACACCACCGAGAAGCAGGCTATGGCGATGGCGCTCATGCTGCAGGCGGATGCTATTGCGAGCAAGGCTATCTTTGGTACTCCCGGCGATGTGCTATCGCCTGAGGACATAGTTGGCTTCGTGAAGAGCAAGGCTGAAGTTGATGTGAGCGAGCGGGCATTTAACCTTATTGTTGATGTCATCGGTGCCAACGCCGACAAATTCGATACTGAATTTCACGATTTTGCCGGATATGCTTACTGGGGCAGGTGTAAGCCTGACGGAGTGGTTATTATCAACAAAACTGTACTGGAGCAAGAGTTAGAGAAGAATGGGTTCGACTTTGCAGCGCTGAAGAAGAAATGGGCTGAAGCCGGACACTTAGTCAAAAACTCGCAAGGGAGATATTATGGCTTGTATACTCTTAACCGTACAAGAGCAAATTATGTAGCTCTTTATGTAAAATGTTAGCTATGTTAGCTAAATGTTAGCTAAAGAAACCGCTCAACCATGCGCCTTTTAAGCCTTTAGCTAACATAATAACATAGCTAACATAATATATATATACGTATGCAAGCTCTAATTTCCAAAAATCCTAAGTCCTAGAGTAATAAAAAATATATAGGATACTCTTTCAAAAAAATGTTAGCTATGTTAGCTAAAATGCAAAAACCGCTCAACCATGCGGTTTGCAGGCTTTTTAAATGTCAGCTAAAACGTTAGCTAGCTAACAAAAAACTGCAGCTAAAGGAGGGAAACAATGTTATTTAAAATTTTGAGTACTATGTTACGTGACTTTATTGCAGGGCTGGTTATGGCGGTGGGATGCTGCTGTATGATGGTGGCACAGGCTTTTGTCAAAGCTGCTGTTTGCCTCGCCCGGGTTGCGTGCAAGATCAATGGGGTGAAATGTGATGTTAAGTAAAATCTGTCTGGTGTTTGCAATGCTGATCAGCATTGTGTGGATAGTGAGCCTGACGGTGTTAGTTGCTTGCGGTGCTGTATGGGCGCTGCAGAAGTTAGGAGGAATGTAAATGTATATCAAAACGAAAAGCGGAGACTATGTAAACTCCAAGAATATCAGTGGCTTAAGAATCTTCTGTAATGAGGGCCTGTTCCATGTTTTGGGACACTGCATCGGTTATGATGCTGAACCTTGCTTCTACATCAGTAGTGAGAAGGAAGCTGCGCAAGCGTATATGACCTTGATGGCGAACCACCTGGATGAAGTAGAAGAAGCTGCAACCATGCAGTACCCGCGTTGCGCTATCCTCAAGGTGTCGGAGGCTACTGTTGATGCAATGCGTTATAGCTATCGCAATCGCCCGCTCCAAAACGAGCCGCAGCATGCAGCCAGCAAGAACACCAAACTGTCCGCAATGCTGACCGCGCTTGTTGATGACTTCGCCGCATCCGGCGACACGGATAATCTTTTGAAAATCAACGCGTATATCCGTATGTATCTGCAGCAGGAGGCTAATCATGAATAAGCAATACCTGATGTTGAATCTGGAGTCTGACACCTTTAAGGGCATGAAGGCCGATTTTGATGAGCTGCTGCAGCAGCTTCTGGAGAAGCTCTTTGCTGGCCGTATTGCTGATGGCTCTATCAGCATGAAGCTGTCCGTCAGCTTGACTGAAACCTATTCTGAGACAATGGGTAAGGACATTTCTGTACCGCTGTTCAAACATAAAACTACCGCCAACTACACAGAGAAGCTGGAGAATGCCGGTGCTGTATCCCTGCCTAACACGTATCTGGAATACGACGAAGACCTCGGGGAGTTCGTCCTGAAGCCTTGCAGCGGCGAGCAGGACATGTTCGCGGAGCAGGAAGCTGAGGCTGATGAAGCAACTGTCGACGTTAAAGCCATTCCGCAGGACTGTCACCGTCCTCTGCAGGTGCGTGATCCTATGTGCAATGACTGCGCTAATCGCGATACCAGCGCCTGTGACCATTGCGATGGCTGCGACAAGTGGGAGCCGACGGTAAAATGATTCCGCTGCGTCCCTACCAGCAGGAGCTGGTGGATAATATCCGCAGGGCAATCGGCCAGGGGCGGCACAGCGTGTGTGCGGTGTTGGGCTGCGGCGGTGGCAAGTCCGTTATTCAGGGCAACATCGCCGCCAGCGCCACGGCACGCGGCAACAGAGTGCTGTTTGTGGTTCATCGCAAAGAGCTGTGCCAGCAGATTACCAATACTTTTACGGCGTGTGGCGTAGACTTCTCTCTCTGTACCGTAGGCATGGTGCAGACGGTCTGTCGCAGGCTGGCTAAAACGCCGGAACCGAAGCTGATTCTTGTCGACGAAGCACATCACATTCTGTCGCAGAGTTATTTGTCTATCCTGCAGCATTTTCCGGGAGCTGTAGTCTTAGGCTTTACCGCCACACCGCAGCGGATGAACGAGGGCGGTCTGGGAGCTGTATTTGAAGAGCTCATCGAATCGACAGAGTGGCTCATCCAGAACCATTATCTGGCTCCCTACAAATACTACGGCGTGCAGCTGGCGGATGCCAGCAAGCTGCATACTAAACGCGGCGACTACGACAAGGCCGAAGTTGAAGCTCTTATGAATAAGCGTGCCATCTTTGGCAGTGCTGTTGAGAACTGGCTGCAGCTGGCCAAGGGCAAGCAGACCATAGTGTACTGCTCGTCTATCGCCACCAGCGAGGGCACAGCGGCCGCTTTTAGGGAGCAGGGGATAAATGCTATGCACCTTGACGGTACAACGCCGCAGGCGCAAAGACAGGCCGCCGTAGAGGGGTTCCGACGCGGTGAGGTCACGGTCCTTTGCAACGTTGATTTGTTTGGCGAGGGCTTTGACGTGCCTGACTGTGATTGCGTGGTGCTGATGCGTCCGACCAAATCGCTTACGCTGCACATCCAGCAGTCGATGCGCTCAATGCGTACCAATCCCAACAATCCGGATAAGGTTGCTTTGATTCTGGACCATGTTGGCAATTTCACCCGGCACGGCCTGCCGGATGATGTGAGGGAATGGTCTTTGGAATCCAAAGCCAAGAAGAAAAAGCAGGAGCTCAGCGTCAAGCAGTGCCCGAATTGCTTTGCCGTGGTCAAATCAGCAGTGCAGGAATGTCCCTATTGCAAGTACGTGTGGGAGAAAGAAGAGCGCGAAGGTCCGGAGATCGTGGAGGACATCATCCTGCAGGAAGTCGCGCGCATGCCGTATAGTAAGCACATCGAGTGTAAGTCATGGGCGCAGCTGGAGCTGTTCCGCTCGACGCACAAACGTGCTGATGGTAAGATTTTTAAGTTCGCCTGGTCGCTGCATAAGGCGGTGGAGCTGGGGCTGGCAGTACCGGAACGGTACCGCAGTGCCGCTATCCGCCTGCTGCGTCAGGATGAATACAGGAGGTTAAAGTTTGAATAAATCTGAAGCTCAAATCATGAAGGAGATTGAGGTTGCTGTGTCTGCCGCAGGGCACAAGATTTTCCGCGTCAATGTTGGCGAGGGCTATCTGTACCGCACACAGCCGACGCAGGCGACGCTTGACCTTGAGAACAAGCGCAGCCGCTGGTTTAAGAGCGGACCGCCGCAAGGCTACAGTGATTTGTCTGGCGTAGCGTATCCGTCGGGCAAGGCAATCTTTATCGAGTGCAAGACGGCAACCGGCAAGCCGACGCTTCAGCAGTGCGTGTTCCTGCTGGCGATGTTGGCGGCGGGTGCCAATGCCGGTATCGCACGCAGCGCAGAAGAAGCGCTGGCGATTTGCGAGATGACGGACGACCTGCGGCAGAAGATGGGGGAGTATATCCATGGCTGGTTGGTTAAGCTTAGGCAGCGTGGTAAGTGATCCGTGGCCTGACTGTGCCGACAGCGAGTTCTGGGGGCAGCTGCTACCAAGCGCTGCCCGCCATGACCATAAGCTGTATGTTAAGCTCATCGGCCTACGCTTTGCCGGAGCAGAGCTGCTGCCTAGTGCACGCTTTGGCCTGCGTTTGGTCATGGCTAACAAGGCGACGGTGACTCAGCAGGAGGCGAGGGAGCTGCTTGCTCCCCACTCTGAGCTGCTACTGAATTTATTTTTACACATAGGAGGTGGCGCAGGTGGACAACAAAAAACTGATACATGATACTGTTGTGGCGACGCTGGCTGCCTTAAATAGCCGGCCTAAGCCGCAGGACTGCTACAAAGCGACGGAAGCACGCTTGTACGCTTACCCGACGCTGATGGCGAACATTGAGCAGTATCAGCTCGATATCCGTGACCTGAAGACGGAGAGAGTCACAGAAAAATCTAAAGACATTACCTGCTGGGGCGGCGCAAGCTCACGCCTGACGCCTGAGGAGAAGCAGCAGGCACGCATTATGGCTGTTGAAGTTAAGCTGACGCGTGATCAAGCGGAAGTTGCTAAAATCAACCGCATCCTTGACCGGCTGGAAATCAGTGATGGTACAGACGCTGTTGATATCATCCGTCAGGTGTATATTTTCGGCTGGGCTTTAGAAGATGTGGCTCTGCGTGAAGGTGTGTCGCTCTCGACCATCCAGCGCAGACGTACGCGCCTGGTGCGGCAGCTGGCGTTGATGTTATATGGAGCGGAGGCGTTGATGTAATGACAATTCTTTCACGTAAACGTATCTTGCGGGCGAAAGTCACTTGCAAGACTAGCCGCATCTGCCCGCGTCAGCGGCAGTGGGCAACCTTTAGAGTGGTACAAAAATCCACGGTTCCGGGACCTAGTTTCCTTTCAAAATTAATCCGCAAGCACCGCGAAGTTGTATTACTTCGCAGCGCTCGTGGCTGCTGTCAAGTTTTTGCTTATTGCAACACGGAGGTGACGCCGATATTATGATTAATTTGTATCCTGTAATTGCTGAAAAATTGCATATCCCTGTTGGCAAGGAATTTAAGCTTAAGCCTAAGCGTGGCGGTGTGGAGGTGATTAAAGATGAGTAAAAATTTAATGCCGCAAATAGCCGAAATGTTGGGCGTGAAGCCGGGCGAAAAGTTTAAAGTAAAAGGTTATGACGAATTCACCTATATGATTACAAATGATAAAGGATTAATGGCAATAGGTAGCCTGGATACAGAATGGGTACCCGCCAACATATTATTTGTTACTTTACTTAATGGCAAGGACGAAATCGTTAAGATTCCTTGGAAACCTAAGCACAAAGACAAATATTGGACGTTTTATATCAATGACCATGATAAGTTAGATATTGCTTGGAATATATGGACAGAAGAAGTTGCTGAGTTAGCGCGATTAAAAGCAGGCTGGGTATATCGCACCCAGGAAGAAGCAAAAGCTGCCTTGCCTGCCGTGGCTAAAGAAATGGGAGTTGAGTACGAATTACCGACCAGTGACACCGAAGCCGTAGAGCCGTGGAAGCCGAAAGAAGGCGAAAAAACAACAATGACGATTGAAGAGTTGTATCAATGGGCGAAAGCACGAAACGCAGAAGATATGACATTGTACGTAGATACATGGCATGAACTTCATAGCGGTTTAGTAGTTGAAGATGAATTAGTAATCGTCAAAGCACCTGGCATTAAACGTGTAGTTATTCAGAAATAAAGGAGTAAAAACTGATGAAAAAATATATCGTTTCAGGTAAAGTAGTAGCTTATATATTTGTAGAATTAGAAGCAAAAAACAAAAAAGAAGCCATTGAAAAGGCTTACGAAGAGTGTTCTGGACCTATGAATTTCGTCGGTAATGGTGGCACTGACAAGATAATTGGCGTATGTGACACCGATTCTGCTACGGTTAGCATTAACTGTGACGATGAAGTTGAATATACCGAAGTAGAAGAAATTAAATAAAGGATGGGTAGCAAATGACTCCAGAACGTCAGAAATGGTGGGCTAACCTGCCGCAACGCTGAGACATTCCGTGAGCGTCTGGAAGTTGTAGACCAGGGCTTTACGCCGACGCAGCAGGCAGCTATGGATGAGCTGCAGCGCCAGGCTGGTTATAGCGTAGTGTTTAATGCAAAATAATTCAGCGACCGCTCATCGGATGGTGGGCGGTCTTATTTTCTTTAAAATTCACAAAGAGTTCACAAAGACGTGAGAAAAAGCGGTGATTTTTATGGTATAATAAAAAACGTGGAGAAGTGTCGATAAAATTCGATTGAGAGTAATCGATACTTTTTTGAGAGGAACTTTGGATGCGGTAGCTTATTGTTAAGTACTAGATTCCGGGTTCTTTTTTGTTTATGTAGCGTCTGGCTTTTAGCTGGGCGCTTTTTTTATGCCCGGAAACCGTAACCCAAGGGACGGGACATCCCTTGTTAATCTCAAATCCTCAGCGGCAGTCCGGGCACCAATAAATGCCTTGCAATTATCGTTGGAGTGAGTTAATATGCTTATAAAGTACCTGCTGCTTGCAGCGCGTGTGTGGGATGGTTGGGATGAATCGAAACATCCGCGTAAGTCTAACGGGCAGTTTAGTGCTGGCGGTAGAACTTCCCAATCACCGCTCAGGCGTGCGGCTGAGGTTGTAAAGCCGAAGCGGAAGAGCAGAAAATCTAGTAAGATTACACCAGCTGAGCGTGAGCGTGTAACTCATGAAATCAGCACATGGTTCCATGGGCGGTTTGATGGTCTGCATAAAAGTTCTATTGCCGTAGGAAATTACGTTTATCTATTTACCATCAATGAGTATGGTGATTATGATATTTATTCTAAAATTTTGCTGAAATGAGGCATATTATGGAAGAACAACTTAGAGAAGCATTAAAAAAAGTCCCTCGCTATTATGAGGATTTTGAGACTGCTGTAGTTTTGCTGTTGGAGGATAACGAGGAAGCCATGCGCGAATTAATAGCGTTTATTGATTCGTCTCCTGAAGCACGAGTTGATGATGTGCTTGACATGGCTGAAGAACTGTCTGATCTTGAGGAGGCTGATGCCGATGAGTGAAAAATCCTCTGGTGGAGCACGTCGTGGCGCAGGTCGTCCGAAGCTGCCGCCTGAATTAAAATCAAAACGCAAGCATTACAACTGGTACGTCACGGAAGAAGAGCGGACGTTCCTGTTGGAGCAGCTTGCTGAATATCGAAAAAATCACTAATGTAAACCTCGAGCTTAATGGCTCGGGGTTTTTCTGTTTCCGGAGGTAATTATGAAAATCATTGATATGCCTATCGGCGATGTGATCCCGTATAAAAACAATCCACGGCGCAACGATGCAGCCGTGAAGCCGGTTATGGAATCCCTGAAGGAGTTCGGCTGGAAGCAGCCTATTGTTATTGACAAGGACAATGTTATTGTCTGTGGTCATACGCGTCTGCGTGCTGCTAAACGACTTAAGATGAAGACTGTGCCGTGCGTGATGGCGGATGACCTTACGCCGGAGCAGATTAAGGCGTTCCGTCTGGCAGATAATAAAACCGCCGAGTTTGCAAGTTGGGACATGGACATGCTCAACAGCGAGCTGCTTGATATTAAAGGTATAGACATGGGTGACTTTGGTTTTGACATGCCGGAGCCTGAACCGGAAGAGGATGCTTTTGATGTGGATGCAGCGCATGAGGAAGCTGCTAAGAATCCTGTAACTACGCCGGGCACGCTGTACCAGCTCGGGAACCATCGCTTATTATGTGGCGATTCAACAAATCGTACTGATGTAGCACGTTTATTGGGGGGGCAAATGGTTGACATGGTGTTTACCGATCCTCCCTATAATGTCGCTTACCAAGGCGGCACAAAAGACAAGCTCACAATTAAAAACGACTCGATGAGTGAGGCTGAATTCAAAAACTTTTTAGATGCAGTGTTTGATAATTATTTTGCAGCGATGAAGCCTGGCGCATCCTTTTACGTGTGCTACGCTAGTCGCAGTGCGGTCGAATTCCGGCAGGCTATTGTCGATGCCGGTCTGCTGCTGAAGCAGGACCTTGTCTGGTGCAAGAACACATTTACGCTGGGACGGCAAGATTACCAATGGCAGCATGAACCCATCCTTTACGGCTGGAAGCCTGGCGCGAAGCACCGCTTTTTTGGCGGTCGTAAGCTGTCAACGGTTATACCTGACAACTATCCGGTGGAGGTTGGCTACGATGCCGATGGGCATCAGCTCATCCACATCAGCATCGGGCTTAAGACCGTCTGTCTGCGCGCCGATAACGTAGAAGCTGTGGACACAGAAGAGGTTAACAGCGTAATCCATGTTGACAAGCCCACGCGCAACGCCGAGCATCCCACCATGAAGCCGATTGCCCTCTGTGCTAAGTGCATCAAGAATAGCTGCCAGCAAGGTGATGCTGTGCTTGATTTATTTGGTGGTTCTGGCTCCACGCTCATTGCCTGCGAACAAATCAACCGCCAATGCTACAGCATGGAGCTTGATCCTGTGTACTGCGATGTCATCGTTAAGCGTTGGGAAGCTCTCACCGGCAGGAAGGCTGAGGTAATCGGTGGCTCTGAATCCTGATAATCTTCGTTCATTAGGCGAACGAACAACGGACGAACAACGGAGAATAGCTTCTTCTGGCGGTCGCGCGTCTGGTGAAGCTCGCCGCCGCAAGCGTGCCATGCGTGAGGTCCTTGACGACCTGCTGCAGATGCCGCTCAAACGTGGCGAGCTGAAGAATGTTGAGTGCCTGGGTGACCTAATGGGGCCGAACGGCAAAATTAATCTGCTGAACGGTAAAATCAATGTAACCGTTGAGCAGGCTGTGCTGCTAGGCCAGGTCGTGCTTGCTATGCAGGGCAATACCAAGGCGGCGACGTTCCTGCGTGACACGGCAGGGCAGAAAATTCTTAAGGATGCCGAAGAGCAGTCTCAATATGAGGACGATGGCTTTACCGACGCAATCAAGCGCAGTGCAAAGGATGTGTGGAAATAATGAGCATCGTTGGCAGGCTGCGCAGTATTATCAAACCTGTTATCAAATTTTATGAATTTAGTAAAAAACAAATGCAAATCTTAACGTGGTGGTGTGAGGACTCTCCCTACCACGATTACAATGGCATTATAGCTGACGGCTCCATCCGTGCTGGTAAAACGGTAGCGATGGCCGTCTCTTTTGTTATTTGGGCTATGGATACCTACGATGGCCAGAACTTTGCCATGTGCGGCAAAACCGTAGGCAGCTTCAGGCGTAACGTCTGGAAATGGCTCAAGCCTGTACTGCTGGTGCGTGGCTATCAGGTGGAAGAATCACGCACGGAAAACCTTATCGTGATAGCTCGCAAGCAAGGCAGCACAATGAAGCTGAATTACTTCTACGTGTTCGGCGGTCGTGACGAGTCCTCGCAGGACCTTATCCAAGGTATTACTTTGGCTGGTCTGTTTTGCGACGAGGTTGCGCTCATGCCTGAATCATTTGTAAATCAGGCATCCGGCCGCTGCTCTGTTCCGGGAGCTAAGCTGTGGTTTAACTGTAACCCGGACAGCCCGATGCACTGGTTCCTGCTGCGATGGATCGAGAAGTGCGACGAGAAGCGCTTGCTGCATATCCACTTCTTGATGGACGACAATCCGTCGCTATCCGACGAGGTGCGTGAACGCTACCGAACGATGTATTCTGGTGTGTTCTACCGACGCTTTATCCTAGGCGAGTGGGTAATGGCGCAGGGCGCTATCTATCGCGATGCGTGGAGTGATGAGCTGCTTTTTGGTGATGACCAGCTGGAGTATTTGCTCAAAAATCTGCACATCATGAAGCGCTCTATCACGATTGACTATGGTACAGTCAATCCGATGGTGTATCTGGACGTGCTTGATGATGGGCGCGACCTGTGGTTTATCCGCGAGTATTATTGGGACAGCCGCGCCGAAGAAAAGGAGAAGGACAACAGCCAATACGCCGACGACCTGCTTGAGTTCGTGCGTGGTGTGGAGCTGTGGCCGACAAATGTGGTCATAGATCCATCTGCAGCAAGCTTTAAAATTGAGCTGCGCAATCGTGGGCTGCGTGCGAAGGAGACGGTGGAAACAATCAACGCCGACAATGATGTCATTGAGGGCATCCGCAAGGTGAACACGCTGCTAACCCGTCGCCGCATCCATTTTTATTGTGGCTTAGTGCACACGCTGAAGGAGATGCAGTCCTATTGTTGGGACGACAAGGCTCTGCAGCAGTCTGGTAAGGAGAAGCCTATTAAAGTAGCTGACCATGCGCCTGATGCGGTGCGCTACTATGTGTCAACAGTCATCAGGCCAAGGAGGATAGCAAATGTCTAACAGAAAACGCAGGCGCGCCCTGGACAAAGCTCCTGAGCCGCAGCCAATACGCAGCAGGGCGCTCGACGCTTTTAGCAATGTACTGGCTCGTTTGGGAGCAGGCACTCCGAACCTGCTGGAAGGCACGGAGTACAGTCTGCAGCGCATGTCGCGTGATTTTAATACTTTGAATGCTCTCTATCGTGAGAGCTGGATTGTCCGTCGCATCATCGACGTTATCCCGGCGGACATGCTCAAGAACTGGATAACGATTACCAGCGGTCTGGACCCCGATGTAGAGAAGCGGCTCAGTCTTACCCTGCGCCGTACTCAGCTCATTGACAAGCTTAAGCGTGGCATGCAGTGGGGCAGGCTATACGGTGGCGCTTTGGGCGTGATGCTGGTCAAACACCAAGGATACGACCTTAGTCAGCCGCTGCAGCTTGACTGGATAATGCCTGGGGACTTCGCAGGGCTGCTCATTTTCGACCGGTGGAACGGAGTTAACCCATCAAGCGAACTCATCGAAGATATTAGTGATCCTGATTATGGTTATCCGAAATATTACACTGTAACTGATCCTGCCGGTGGTGGCTCCGTGAAGATTCATTATAGCAGGGTAGCTCGATTCCCCGGAGCCACGCTACCGTTCTGGGAGGAAATTGCAGAGATGCAATGGGGCGCGTCTGTCATTGAGTCTATTTTTGATGAGCTGCGTAAGCGTGACAATGTGAGCTGGAACATTGCGCAGTTGACCTTCATGGCGAACATCCGCGTGCTTAAAATGCAGGACTTAGGTCAGCTTCTGGCGGCAACGGACAACGAGTCGCAGGCCGAGCTGCTGCGAACGCTGGAAGCTCAGAACATGCTGCTGAACAATATGGGTATGCAGGTCATGGATGCTGCAGATGGTCTGGAAACGCACCAGTACACTTTCGGCGGTCTTGCTGATTGTTATCAGCAGTTCATCATGGACATCAGCGGTGCTGCTGAAATTCCAGTGACGCGTCTGTTCGGGCGTTCTCCCTCCGGCCTTAATGCTACGGGCGAGAGTGACCTGCAGAATTATTACGACATGATAGCGGAGAAGCAGGAGTCTTATCTGCGGCCTATCCTGAACAAAGTGCTCCCGCCGTTCATCATCTCGACGCTAGGCAGCCTGCCTGACGACTTCGATTTTGAGTTTGACCCGGTTGCAGAGCCTACGGACAAAGAGCGCGCCGACCTTGCCAAGTGTGGCACAGATAACGTTGTAGCTGCTTACAATGCCGGGCTTATCTCTCAGCGCACTGCCCTGAAGGAGCTGAAGCAGCAGAGCGAGCGCACCGGTGTCTGGACGAACATCACCGATGAGGACATCGAGCGTGCGTCCGACTCCGTGGAGCCGCCTGATGAGATGGGCGGAATGTTTGGCGGCATGGGTGGCGAGGCTGCTGGTGCTGTTGGTGTTGAACCTCAGCAAAATAAACCGCCTGAATCTGAATAAATGACTTGCAATAATTATGCATAAGAGCTAATATGTACACACTAAAAATTACGGAGGTTAGTATTATGGATAAAACAGCTACAAATTTAGCTAGATTAAGAGCCTATGATGAAAATCCCTGGGATGAATCTGAACATCCTAGAGCTGAGAATGGGCGTTTTACCTCTGGCTCTAGTAATGAATCTAATTCTTCTAGCAGTGAATCTGATCTTGCAGATATTTTCCCGAAAGGGACAGGCAAAATTAAAGAAACTATAGGCAAGAGAGGAACCACACGCATTGAAGCCTCAAATGGGGACGAGATTATGATTAGCTACAATCGCTCAAAAGACAGGTACGATATTGAATTCTGGGGCCCAGATGATCTTGAAGCTAACGAAGTTATACATTGTGATGATATACATGATATAAATCGTGAGCTTATTAAACGGTATGACATTGAAGTTAGTTATTCATAAGAGGTGAAATCATGGATAAAACAAAGCTTAATCTGAAACGCCTGCGTGCTTATGATGCCGAGTGGGAAGAAGATAAGCACCCGCGTGCTGAAAACGGACAGTTTACTTCTGGTAGTGGCAGTGCTGGTGGCGGAACTGAAAGCGGTAGTAAGTACGGCTACAGTCGGTCTGAACAGCATGTTGCCAGTAAAATGGAAGAATGGGGCAATGAGCAAGGAAACATTGCTGCACTTGAAGCTGCAGATGCTTTCCGTGATGCGCGTGAAGATGAAAATGATATGCGTGAAGTTTTAAAATCTGTACGGCAGCATTTAGTTGAAAACGAAAATGACATTCGTGGGTATGATGAAAATCCCAAAAATTTTGACAAGGTTATGGAACAGCTGGATGATATGGAGTCTATGCTCGACGACCAGGATGATTATGAATTTAAGCATGGCGAAATCAAATCTCCACTCCGCCAGGCTGCTGAGACGATTAAGGGTAAGAGCACGAAAGCTGTTCCGGAATTCGGTAGCGAAAAATTCCATTTTGACGTATCAAATTACAAAACGGTTGTATCTGGAAAGGATGCCAATACGCCAGAAGGCGAAGTGCACAATAGCATTATTGGTATGCTGGAAACAGATAATCCCACTAAATATGATATCGCTAACGCTGCGTTTTATTTGGCGGATGAAGACTATAACGATAAAGTGCGTCATTGCCGTGAAATGATACGTAAAGCAAAGGCTCAGGGTAAATCCAAAGCATCCCAGGAATGGGGCGAAGCCTTGATTAAGGCAAATAAGCAAGTAACTTTACTAAATGCTATTGGTGAAGCAATGAGAAAATAAAATTATGAAAAAATTTAAAATGCCGCGAGTCATTGAGCGTTCTTATGCCAGCGCTATTGACCGCCTAATGCAAGGACTGAAGCGTGAGTTGTCTCACGTTGCCAGTCCTTTTTTTATTGCTGACATAATGCGTCGGCTGGCACGTTCTCCGACTTTTATTCGTGCCTGCGACCAAATCGCACGCTCGATGGCCACGCATCTGTTCCGCAATGGGCATAAGACGTGGCGTGCTGCAGCAGCTGAGGGCAGCAAAGGGCGAATCATTCGCACCGCTCTACAGCGCGAGCTTGCCTCACCACGCGTCGCAAAAGTGTACGAGGGTATAATCAGTCGTAACGCTGAATTAATCCGCTCTATGCCGCTCACGCTGGCTGACAGGGTGGCTCATAAGGTTGCTAAAGGTTATGAGCAAGGCTTGCGACCGGAGGCGATGATAGACGATATCCTCAAGGAGTACCCGCACATGACCGAAGCTCATGCAAGGCTCATCGCACGCACGGAAACCTCTAAAGCCAGCACTGCTCTGACGCAGGTGCGTGCTGCTGAGGCAGGGCTTGATTGGTACGTCTGGCGTACAAGCGAGGACTCTCGTGTCCGTTCTGCTCATGCTCATATGGATGGCGTGATTATTCCTTGGAACGAAGCTCCGGCGCCGGAGTTACTCAACCATGAGAAGTCGCAGGGGTATTACCATGCGGGGAACATTTATAATTGCCGTTGCTATCCTGAACCGCTTATCAGGTTTGACCAGGTGGCGTGGCCTGCAAAGGTGTACCGCAACGGCAAAATCGAGCGCATGGGCATAAAACAATTTAGGAAACTACTACCTGGAGGTGAGCTATGAGCAAGGCATATTTTGGCTCACGAATCTCCGACCACATCCTCAAAACGCCGGAAGGCTTCCTGATCTGCAAGGATGTTCCGATTGCTCGTACAGGTACACAGCAGTATCGAGGCTGCGAGTTCGGTGGTCCGGTCGCTGACGGCATCTATAATGTCCAGCGCCCTGAAGCCGAAGTCTTTGACCGTGCTGCCGTGGCAAGCTTTGAGGGCAAGCCTGTATGCGATGAGCATCCGGAAGAAGATGTAACTCCCGATAACTATGGGCGCTACATGAAAGGCGTGTGCCGTGATGTGCGTCGAGGCGATGGCGACTTGAGTAATTGCTTAGTCGCTGATTTAGTTATTTACGATGCTGACCTCATCGGTAAGATTGAGGCTGGCAAACGCGAGATATCTTGCGGCTATGACTGCTTGTGGAATCCAACGAGTGACTCCAGCTATGACCAGCTGGAAATCCGGGGTAACCATGTAGCAGTTGTTGATAGAGGCAGGGCGGGGCACAAGGTGGCCATTCGCGATACTGCCGACGATAAAAAAGGAGGTACAAAAATGTCTAAATCTTTGATTGGACGTATCCTGCGAGCGCTTGCTCGCGACGAATCTACTACACCGGAGGACATGGAGGCTGCTGCAAAACTTGCAGGTAATTCTGATGCTGAGCCACGTCCTCAGCCTGCACCAGCTCCTGCTCCTGCAGCTCCCGCAGCTCCTGCAACACCTGCACCTGCTGCTGTGCCGCAGCCTGACAATAAACCTGCTGCAATGGATGAGGCTACCGAGGCACGTTTTAAGAAAATTGAAGACGCGCTGGAAGCTATCAGCTCTAAGCTGAATCCTGCACCGCCTGCTGCTGAACCTAAAAAGGATGCTCTGGACGCGCTGGAGGAAGAGCTCCAAAACAAAGCGCCCACTGCTGCTCCTGCTCCTGCTGGTGACGAGGACGATGTAATCGAGCCGCCTGAAGATATCAATGCTCAGGATGCAGCGCCGGAAGAAGATGTTGAGGGCGAGTGTGTTCCTAATGCTAAGGAAGCACGTGACGCAGCTATGGCGTTAATTAAAAATTTGAAACCTGCTGTTGCAGCTATCCCCGATGAGGTTCAGCGCAAACGTGCGGCCGACTCTCTGGCTATCCTCATCAAAGGCTCTATGCAGCAGGATGCTCAATATGGTGAGCTGATGCAGATGCGTCGTCGTTCCGTTGCGCAAGACAGCAAGCCTGATGATTACGCTCTGGGACGTGAAATTGCAAAAAAATATAATCCGCATTATAAAAATCGTTAAGGAGGCAAAACGATATGAGTGGTAAAGCAATTGGTATCTCTATGAATTTTGGCTATCCCGGTAACTACGCCCGCACTCCGGACGATATCGTGGCCAGCCGTCTGTTAAACGAGGAAAGCGAAGCTATCCCTTTTGGTGCCGCTGTCTGCATTAAAGACGATAATACTTACACTGCCGTTGGTGCTGCAACTACCGCTGCTGATGTTGCTGGCATCGCACTGCGTGTTGTTAAGCAGGCCATTAGCTATAGCGAGCAAAATTACACCGAATATCAGCCTGGTGCTTATATGTCTGTGTTGGAACGTGGCGCTGCGACCGTCGTATGCAATGTTGGCACTCCTAAGGCCAATGGCAAAGTGTATGTGCGCATCAAAGCTAATACTTCTGTCGCTAATGGTGTAGTTGGTGGGTTTGAAGCTGCAGCTGATGGTGACAACACTATCGAGATTCCAAACATGCGCTGGACTTCTGGTGCTATGGATGCAAATCGTGTATGCGAAGTAACCTTGTTGACTCGCGTAGCTGCGTAATTTTAAGGAGGTATAAACAATATGGCACAATTAAGCTTTTTACAGGCTGATGCCGGTATGCGCAATTTAGGCAACTATGCTATGAAGCGTGGCGGTCTGAAAGCATTCCGCGGTAACGTATGGGATACTGCAGTAAGCTCCGGTATGGCTTATCTGACTGGCGAACTGGAAAAAATGGATCCAAAGGTGCGCGAACCGCTGACCAGTGTGACCTGGCAGCGCGATATCGTTGCTAAGACCGGCGGTGGTTGGGTAGAATACACCAGCACCTTTGATGTTGATTATGCAACTTCCGGCGCTAACGGTAACAGCATCACTGCTCCTGGTGCGACCACTATCCCGGTAATGCAGGTTAACACCGGCAAAAACCTGTACAAGGTTAACACCTGGATGCATGCTATGCAGATTCAATTTATCGACCAGGCTAAGCTGAAACAAATCGGTCGTAACCTGGAAGACCTGCTTGATAAGGGCATCAAATTGAATTACAACAAGACTTTGGACCTGAACACCTATAAGGGCTTTAAGGAAGCGGGTACTACCGGCTTGCTGAATGATGCGCAGGTTGCAGTGCATTCTGTTGGAAATGGCGCAAGCGGTAAGCCTGCGTGGAACACCAAAACTGCAGACGAAATCCTGCATGACATCAATAATGCGCTGGTTGACTCCTGGACTGCATCTGAGTATGACCTCAAGGGTATGCCGAACCATATCTTGATTCCGCCTAAGCAGTACGCGTACATCACCATGCAGAAGGTTTCCGACGCTGGCAACGTGTCCATCATGGAGTACCTGCTGCAAAATAATATTGCTAAAAAGCAGGGCGGCGATATTACTATCGAGCCTTGCCGCTGGTGCATCGGTGCAGGCAGCGCCAGCAAAGACCGCATGATGGTCTATGTCAACGATGAGGATATGGTCAACTTCGATTTGACTGTACCTATCACTCGCGCCTTCACTCAGCCGTCTGTTGAGCGCGCTGCTTATTTGACTCTGTACGCAGCTCAAATCGGCCAGGTTAAGTTTAATTACTATCAGCCTGCAGGTTATTACGACGGCATCTAATTTTAAATTGTTTTAGCCAGACGCTTTGTTCGTCTGGCTTTTCGTATTATAGGAGGTACTATAGTGATTATTTTAACCAGAAAAGTATTTTGCTTTGTGAAGCAAGACTCTGTCGACCGTGAAGAAGCTATCAGATTTACCACCAAAGGCGGTCTGGAAATTGAAGATGCTCCTGAATGGATTAAAAACGATCCCCTTTATGATTGGGGCCTGGAAGATGGTGACATCGTGGAGGTAAATGGTAAAACTCCGAAGGCTGAGGCAGAAGCTGTTGCCAAAGCCAAGCAAAGCAAAGCGGAAGATAAAAGCGCATAAGGAGGTGCACTATGTACCATCCGCTGATTGCTCAGGCGAGCAATATCAAAACGCAGGAGAATCCTTCCTACACCAAGGAGGACTTCCTGGCATTCTATCCACAGTTTGCTGAGCCGCTGCCGGAAATAGTGCTGGACAGCTTTGTAGAGCTTGGTCAGGCGTGTGTAAGCGAGCAGCGTTATGGCAAGATGTGGCGGATGGCCATCGGGCTGTTCATCGCCCATATGTGCACTCTTTACATGCAGTCTGCTGCAGACCCTGGTGCACCTGCTGCAGATATCCTTGCTGCAGCTCAGGCAGCTGGCGTTATTACGAGTGAGTCTGCTGATGGCGTGTCCTATTCTATGGATACGTCAGCGCTGTCGCAGGACCTTGCAGGTTGGGCGGCGTTCCGGTTGACCGCGTTTGGCGTGCAGTTTGCCACTCTGGCGCGCTTTGCTGGCAAGGGAGGCATGTATGTATGGTAAGCATAAATACATCGCACAGAACGGCCAACGGCGGCCTGCAGGGGCTTATGGACAGAGTGCAAGCTTTGAGCATCAAGAAGCTATATGTGGGTATCCCACAGGAGAAAACTGCTCGCGGCGATGAGCCTATCAATAATGCGAGCCTGCTGTACATCCATACTCATGGCATCCGGCGCAAGTCCATGCGTGAGGAAATGCAGGGCTATATGGATCAGGGTATGAAGTACAGTCTTGCTTATCAGATCTACGTTCAGACACACGGTTCACCGCTCTGGCACGCTCCACCGCGTCCTGTAATTGAACCGGCCATTGCCAAGCATCACCGTGAGATTGCAGAAGAATATGCTAAGGCTGTAAAGGCTGCTATGACTGGCGATGGAGCGAGGGCTGATGCTTTTATCAAACGCACAGGCCTGCTGGCGCAGAACATCTGCCGCAAATGGTTTACGGATGCCGAGAATGGCTGGCCGCCTAACTCCCCGAAAACCATAGATAAAAAGACCAAAGGCAAGGGCGGCAAAACCAATCCGCTTATTGATACCGGTGCCTTGCGTAAGGCTATTGTTTATGTGGTAAGGAGTGATTGACGTGGTTAATGTTGGCAGAGTTATCCGCAGCAAGCGCTTAGGGTGCCAGCGCATCACTGTCAAACGCTACGCTGCAAGCTGGCACGATGGAGCTTATGGCCGAGATACAGACAATCCTATTGTGCTGCAGGTGGCGGCGATTGTTACTGTTGCCCAGCCTAAAGATTTGCAGTTATTGCCCGAAGGAGACCGCGTCACCGGGGCAATGAAATTTTTGACGAACGTGGAGCTGCACGCGACCAATGGCGAAGCCATCAGTGATGAGCTGGAATGGCGCGGAGCACGCTACAAAATCCTCACTGTTACGCCTGATATTGATTATGGCTTTTACCGCAGTATTGGGACGCGATTGGATGGTGAAGGCGTTGGTTAAGAATATAGCTGAGTTTGAATCTTTAATGTGGGCAGAGCTGATGGACATCCTCGGGTATGATGTTAAGCAACTACCGCCACCAGTCCGCCGCTCCTGGCCAACGGACGGAGGTCCTGACTGGAAACTTACGGATAACGTGGTTTTTATGCAGTGCACTGAGGCGGCCGAGGACATCATGCAGCCGATTGATGAGCGTTGGCAGTCTGAAGGACGTGATTTTTTGCGTGAGAGTGCAAGTACACGTACCATCCAGCTACGCTTGAATGCTTACGGTCCTGCTTGCTATGAATCGCTGCTTAATCTACGCCTTGAGCTGCTGCGTGGTCGTCCGAAGCTCAAAAAACAAAAAATCTATATTATTCCCGGCAAAGATTCTATCCAGTATGCGCCTGAATTATTTCAGGGGCGTTGGTGGAAGCGCGCCGATTTGACTTTGTATTTTAATGTACTGATCAGCGTTGAATCTATCGTGAAAGCGATTGAAGAAGTCAACGTTACGATTAAAGCAAACGAGCCTGGTACGAGTGATGTTATCCTTGAGCCAGGCGAAATTATTATTAAGAAAGGGTGATTTAGTTGGCTTATAAATTGGACTTATCTCCGATTGTCGACGTGGTTATCAACCTGTCTGCTAAGGCTGCTGCTCGCAAGGGTTTTAACCTTGGCTTGATTATTGGCAAATCTGAGATTATTCCGGCGAATGAAAGGGTGCGTATTTATACCAGTGCATCTCAGATGCTGACTGACGGTTTTGTAGAAACGTCTGCAGAATATAAGGCTGCTTTGTTGTATTTTGCAGCTATCACGAGCCCGCGGAAATTGGCAGTGGGCGTAAAGCTGACGGAAGATACGAATCTAACTGCTACGCTGGAGGCTTGCCGTGCTGCTAACTCTCAGTGGTATCCGTTTAGTTATTTGGGCGCAGAAGATGTTGATATCAAAGACTGTGCAGCTTGGTGCGAGAGTGCTGTTCCTGATAGCACTTACATGTATACCACTGCTGATAAAAGCGTACTTGACGCATCTGGTGATGCAAAGAGCATTTTTAAGGCTCTGCAGGACAAAAACTATCAGCGCAGCTTGGGCCAATACTGCGGCCAAGATGATACTCCGGACGCTGTGGTTGCTACCATGGGTTATGCGATGGGTGCTAACCGTGGCCTTGCTGGTGACTCATTTACCTTGGCGTATAAAACTCTGCCAGGTGTAACGGCTGATGATTTGTCTGAATCTCAGGTAACTCATGTGTGTGGCAATGCTGAATCTACAGGCCATAATGGTAATGTATACATTAACCGTGGTGAGAAATATGATATTCTGCAGCAGGGATATATGGCTGATGGTACGAGCTTTGATGAGCTACTGTATCTTGATATGCTCAAAAACGATATTACGCTTAATGTCATGGACCTGCTTTACCAGCGCCGCAAATTGCCGCAGACTGAAGCTGGTGTTACAAGCATTATTAATGTTATCAATGATGCTTGCCGTAAATATGTGAAGTTGGGCTTTATCGCTCCGGGCAAATGGAACGGTGCCGAGTGCTTGAATCTGCAGACAGGTGATTACCTGCCTGATGGCTATCTGGTGCAGAGCGAGCCTCTTGACGAGCAGTCTCAGGCTGACCGTGACAAACGCAAGGCTCCACCGATTTATGTCTGCTGCAAGCTGGCTGGTGCAATCGAATTTGTTACCATCCAGGTTAATGTTAACCGCTAAGGAGGCTATCTGAATGGAATTAACTACTTACAGTTTTGCTGATTTGGCAGGCTCTATCAACCATCCTACGTTTGGCTCGTATCTCTTTGATGGTACTGGTGTAGGCTCTGTGACAGTATCCAAGGCTACCGACCGCACTGCTCATGATATTGCTGCAGATGGCTCTGTAATGGTATCTAAGATTGCGGGCAATAATGGCACCGTAACCATTGAATGTCAACAGACATCTGCTATCCATAAATGGTTGAGTGCTTGGTTTAACGCTTTGTGGCAGCTGCCTACGAGCGAATGGGCAAGCACCAGCATGACTCTGCGTAATACCGCTACAGGTACCCGCCATATTATTTCCGGTATTTCTCCCCAAAAAGAGCCGGATACTCCGTACCAGAGCCAAGGCCAGCGTGTATCTTGGACGCTGATGTGTGCCGAGGTTACTAATCTTCCGATTTGATGGAGGCCTGAATCATGCTTAAACAAAAAACACAAGTTGTGGAGGTGGCTGGTAAATCCTATCAGCTCACCAAGATGGACGCACGCACAGGCAGCTATGTTGCTTTTAAGGTTGCGGGCGTGCTGGCTCCCTCAGGCGGTAAAGCAGCCGAGATGGCTGCTGCCCTCATGGGTATGCCACGCAAAGATTTTGACGAGCTGCAATCTCTGCTGCTGCGTACTGTTAACCGCTTAGTTGATAACGGCAACGGTCAGCAGCTCCCTGAACCTGTCTTGACAGCTAAGGGTGATTTTGTTGACGAGGCTCTGGCGTATGATGCTGCCAGCGTTATCCAGCTGACTGTCCATGCGCTTATTTTCAACGTCGGAGGTTTTTTCGCCGCAGCCGGGTTGAATCTCCCGGCAGAATTGATGGGACAACCTACGAGCCGATGAGTTATCCGACGCTTGATGCTTTCGCCTTTGCTCCTGTTTCGGCAGGGCTTTGGCGGCAGCACGAGCTGAGTGATGGCACATATGATTTTGATGATTTGCTGGACGCTCACGAGCTGTTGGCGGTCAAGGCAGAAAATACACGGCGAATGCAGGACGCCATGAGAAAGGAGTAGGCTGATGAGCAATATATTAGAAGAATATCTTGTCCGCATCGGTGCAGAAGTCGACAAGGACGCTTTTGCCGGAGCTGCAAAAGCTATCAATAATCTATCCGGTATGCTCGGGAAATTAGGCTCTATCCTTAAATATGGCGCTATCTTTGCAGGGCTGGCAAAGGTTACGGAAGCTGTCATTGATAACATTAAGGCTGTGGCCAGCGCCGATTTGGAATATCAGAAGTTGGCACAGTCAATGTGGGTGACAAAGGACACAGCTAAAACCTTGAGTGTGGTCCTGAAAACCATGGGCGCTTCGCAGGAGGATGTGGCGTGGGTGCCGGAGCTGCGTGAACAGTTTTTCCGCCTGCGTCAGGAAATGGCAGAGCTGTCTACTCCTGCAGATGCCGACAATCAGTTAGCCTGGATCCGTGAGATTGGCTACGACGTGCAAAGTCTGCAGCTCAAATTAAAAATGTTTAAAGAATGGGTGGTCTATTACCTTATCAAAGAGCTGCAGCCCTACATCAAAGAGTTTCAGGAGTTTATCCACTGGCTCAATGCTAAATTTGGCAAAAGCTTGCCTGCACTGGCACGTAAGGTAGCCAGTGTGCTGGCGAGTGTTGTGCGTGTAGCTATGTCGCTGGTCAAGGCTCTAAAATGGCTATTCGAGGGCATTTATAATTTTATTGACGCGTTGCCAAGTAAAACAAAGGCTTTAGTAGCTGTGTTTGCCGTTGTTGGTGCTGCCATCATGGCAGGTCCGTTTGGCCTGATGATGATGGCCATCGGCACTGCCCTCATCATGTTGGAGGATTTCTTTGGTTATCTTGAGGGACGCGAATCATCAGAAACATTGAAACCGCTCTGGAAATGGCTCACGGATGAGAATAATCCGCTGCGTCGTCTCATTGAAAAGCTTAAGGAAGGCATTGCGTTTATCCTTGAGAAACTCACGGAGCTATTTGAGAAAGTCTTTACGGAAGAACGACAGGAAAAGCTCAAAAAGACTGTAGCTAATATTGCTAAGGGTGTTGCTGAAATTGCCGAAGGTCTGGCGACGATTGTCGAGAGTATTTTTGGCAAGAAGTATCCTGTTGTGAAGAAATTCTGGGACTTCTTTCTGACTGCCGTTGGTAAAGTTGTAGATAAGGTGCTCACGCTGACCAATAGTATGGGACATCTTATGCGTGCTTTGGGTAAGGCTATGCAGGGCGATTTTAAGGGAGCGCGTGAGGAATTCATCAATGCGGCCGCTGATGAAAATGCAACAGGCGAGCGGTCTAAATATATCCAGCAAAAGCTTATGTCGATGGGCTTTACTGCTTCTGCTGCCGCTGGTGTTGTAGGCAACCTTGTCCAGGAATCTGGCTTGCGCACGGATGCTATCGGTGATAATGGGACATCTGGCGGTTTAGCTCAATGGCACAATGAACGTTGGGAAAAGCTCAAACGCTTTGCTGCTGCTCGTGGTAAAGATTGGACTGACCTTGACACGCAGATTGAATTTTTGGCAGAAGAAATGCGCACGTCCTACGCTGATACTTACGCTAAAATGCAAAGCGCTGAATTGCCGGAGATAGCTGGCCAGATTATGACGGACGAATATGAAAAGCCTGATTCAGCGTCTGCTAATTATGCTCAACGTCAAGCTAATGCTCGTGCTGCCTATGAAGCTATGCGGTCTGGCAATAAACAAGCGGATGATTATCACGGCGGCGGTGGAGGCGGGTATGACAGCCTTGTGGCTCCTACGAGCTATGCTGCAGGTTTTGCTGCAGGTGGTACTGCCGGTCTTATGCCAATGGCGAACAGTACGGCAAATTATAACGGTGGAGTTGTAAATGTTGGCGGTATTGTGGTTAATTGTGGGAACGTAAGTGATCCGCAGGGCGTGGCTAAGGCTGTAGAAGGAACAATGGAAGATTTTGCCCAGCGTCTGGCAGCGCATAACGGAGGGACGGTGTTTGTATGAGCTTAATGGGTACAATGAACACTTTAAATGGTATCTGGGGTGCTAATAATCTGGTTGCTAAGCTCACGGGCAATAAATCATTTAAGACTAATGATGGTTATAGTCCATCTGTTTGGGGCAGTGGCCTAGGAGCACAACAGGTGCTTATGGTCAAAACGAATATTGGCGGCTATTTTTTTGATGCTGTTTTTAGCGTTGATACTGAGCATAGCCTGACGGTTACCCAGCATCCTGTGCAGACTGGCGCAAATATCAGCGACCATGCTTTTGTAAATCCTATCCGTATGACGATGCAGATTGGCGTATCTGATGCCATGGCTTATCGTGTTGGTGCTAATTATGGTGGTGATGGCGGCACAAAATCTGTACAGGCCTATCGCTTACTCTGCAAGCTGCAGGAACTGCGTATACCCATGCAGGTTGTTACGCGTCTGAACACGTACCAGAATATGCTTATTGAGAGCATTGATGTGAGCGATGATGTGTCGACGCTCTGTGCTCTCAAAGCTACGGTGAATCTTGTGCAGGTGTTGGTGGTAAATGTTGGCACCGAAAAGGTTTCGGCGCGGGCATGGACATCTGGTGCTCAAAAGAAAGCGCAGGAAGTGCAGCCTAAAGGCGACAATAGTACGATTTTGCGCAAAGCAGAAAAAGGCTCTGGTCTGGAGGTGAAGTGGGGATGAGCTATTATGAAATACCATTAACTACCACGCCTTTTGACCAGAAGATTTTTAAGCTGACACTGGATGGTGAGCGTAACATCAACATCCTGCTGAAGCTGCGCTATTATGATTTGTACGAGCTGTGGGTGGCTGATGTCTGCGACAATAGCACAGGCGAAGAGTTGATTACAGGCATGCCGCTGGTGCCTGGCATTGATTTGTTAGGTCAGTACGCTTACCTGAATATTGGCAGCGCTCAAATCGTGGCTGTTGGTCCTACTACGCAGGAGCAACCGGATAATGAGACATTAGGCTCAGCCTGGGTACTTCTGTGGGGTGATGGCTCATGAGCAGTTATCTGTGGATGAGAAAGTGGAAAATCCTTGTTGTGGATGCTCAGGACAAGGAGGCCCTGAATGTTTCTGACCTGCATGTGAAGTTTACTGTCAAAAAGTCGCGGGAAATAAACAACTATTCTACCGTGGAAATTTACAATCTTACTGCAGCAACCGAACAGAAAATCCTTAAGGAAGGCGACCGTATCATCATTGAGGCCGGTTATGAAGGCTATCTGACTGCTGGTGCAGATGGGACGATACAAGAAATCAAAGACTCCGAAGGTAATACCCAGGAGAAGCAGTACGGTGTTATCTTTGACGGAAAAATTATTTATCCGTCCCGCCGTAAGGAGAACAACACTGACTATGTGCTGTCGCTTCTGTGCGTGGACGGAGCTAATGTGCTTGCAAAAAATTTTATTGCTAAAACCTTAAACAAGGGCGTTAATCAACGTCAGATTTTGGATGCGGTCTGCGAAAAGTCAAAAACCAAAATACCTACGAATAGCATTACTCAGGGCTTGTCTGGTCAAAAACTCCCACGCGGGAAGGTTATTTTTGGCGAGCCTAAAGATTATATATCCGATATTGCCCGCGGCAACGGGGCCAGCTACTGGGTGAATGATGGCAAGCTGAACATGATAAAGCTTGCCGACGCTGCGAAGGATGAAGCTATCGTACAAACGCCTACGACCGGTCTTGTCGGGATGCCGACGCAGACACAGTATGGCGCAAATTTTAAACTGCTGCTGAATCCTGCTGTACAGATGTGGTCGCTTGTCCAGCTTAAAAACAGCGAGATTGCGGAAGCGCAGGTTACTCCAGGTCAGGTGCAGATGTCGCTTGATGAAGAGTGGATCTATCAGGTAATCGAGCTGACGCATACTGGTGATACTATGGGTAATGATTGGTATACGTCCTGTACGGCTGTTTCTCGCTATGGTAAGGGCGTACTGCCTGCCCTCATGGCCAACAATTCGCAAAATCCGAACGGAGTGTGATTTTATGATTGATTTGAATTTGCGCACGCCGAACGTCGAACGGCAGGGCGAACTGGATGCTCGTGCCGCTGCTATTAAGATGCGTGTGTGCATGCCTGGCATTATCCAAAGCTTTGACGCGGCCGCTCAGACTGTTACTGTGCAGCCAGCATTGCGAGAAAAAATGCTTGCAGACGGTGATGAATCATGGATAGATATTCCTTTGCTGGTCGACGTGCCTATTGTCGTGCCACGCGCCGGAGGTTATGCGCTGACGCTGCCGATACAGGCAGGTGATGAGTGTTTGGTGGTCTTTGGCGATATGTGCATGGATGGCTGGTGGCAGAGCGGCGGCGTGCAGAACCAAGTAGAGTGTCGCAGGCATGACCTGTCTGATGGCTTTGCTATTATCGGCGTGTGGTCGCAGCCTAGAGTAATCCCCGGCTACAGCACAGGCTCTGCTCAGTTGCGTAATGATGCAGGCAGTGCTTACGTAGAGCTTGCCGGAGATACGATTAACATCGTAGGCGGTACGGTAAACATTAAAGCAGGGCGGGTGAACATCAATGAGTAGTGCAACGCGTTTAGGCGATTTGGATACCGGTCATGATGCCTGTGCTCCGACAGCACTCGTATCGGCCAGCCATAACGTATATATCAACGGCCGCGCTGCAGGCCGTGTGGGGGACAGCTATGCGCCTCACGGCTGCATCAATCACCCGTCGCATAGCGGTACGATTGCCAGCGGCTCAGCATCTGTGTTTATTAACGGCAAGGCTGCCGGGCGCGTTGGTGATCCCGTCAGCTGTGGTGGCACTGTAGCCGAAGGCAGCAGCAATGTGTTTATTGGAGGCTGATATGCAGGTTAGACGTTTAGACGACAATTGGGACTACTGCTTTGGCCGTGGCTCTCAAAATTACATCAGCGGCGTCGAAGCTGTCGGGCAGGCGATAAAGCAGCGCCTGCTTTTGCTTTTCGCTGAGTGGTGGGAAGATTTAAAAGATGGCTTGCCGCTGTGGGAGCAAATCTTAGGCACGTCCGGCAGTGATGAGAATAGGCAGGCCGTTGATATTATTATCCGCGACCGTATAAGCGGCACGGAAGGCGTGCAGTCTGTCACATCTTTTGAATCATCTTACGAACGCAGACATTATAAATTTACGGCAACTGTAGAGACTATCTATGGCTCGTTAACTATTAGTAGTGAGGAGGTGCAGATGTGACGTATTTTAAGCCTTATGTTGATAGTACGGGACTGCATATCCCTACCTACAACGATATTTTAGAGGATATGATTGCTGCAATGAAGCAAATCTACGGCGATGATATCTATCTGGACAACAGCTCGCCTGATTACCAGCTGCTGTCCATTTTTGCTCTCAAGCAAAGCGATACGCTGCAGGCTATGGCGTATGCCTACAACGCACGCTCTCCTGAGACTGCTATCGGCACGTCACTTGACAGCGTGGTAAAGCTGAACGGTATTAAGCGTAAGGCTGCCAGTCAGAGCACGTGTCAGGTAAAAATCACCGGCACGCCATTTACACAAATCGTTAACGGTGCTGTGCGTGACCGCGCTGGCCTGACGTGGGATTTGCCATCTAGCGTGGTTATTGACTCTAGCGGAACGACTTACACTGTTGCGACCTGCCGCACGGCCGGAGCTGTGAGCGCTCTGGCTGGCGATATTAGCCAGATTGAAACGCCGACTTACGGCTGGGTGTCTGTAACGAATGAAGTTGCTGCTGTGCTGGGTAATGCGCAGGAGACCGATGCGCAGCTGCGTGAACGCCAGACTATCAGCACTGCGAATCCGTCGCAGACTATGCTGGACGGAACGAAGGGCGCGATTGCTGCTCTAAAAAATGTTTCCCGCTACGCTGTGTACGAGAACGATACCAATGTTAGCTCTGTAACGGATGATAATCCGTATGGACTGCCAGCTCACTCCGTGACCTGTGTGGTCGAGGGAGGGACGGATGAGGATGTGGCGGAAGCAATTTTTTTACACAAGGGCATAGGGTGTTATACCAATGGTGATGTAGTTGTAGAATATACGGATCAGAACGATTATATAAATCGTGTGCGATTTTTCCGCCCTGTCTACAAAGATATTTTTGTTAAGGTCGTAATCAAAAAATATACAGGCTATATATCCACTATGACTGTCAAAGTCCGTGAAGCTGTTTATAATTATCTGGCCGCGTTGACGATTGGCAGTGACGTGTCTGCGTCGGTGCTGAGCAACATCATTACTGATTGTAATCCCTCACTCACCAAGCCTATCTTTGGCATCAAAGAACTGAAGCTGGGGCTTAGCAAATCGTCTATGGCAGCGCAGGACATTGATATCGGCTTTAAGGAAATTCCAAATCCTGCGTATGCGAACATTGAGGTGACGCTGGAATGATGCAGAATCTTGATTATTATAAGCGCCTGGTTACGAGCGAATATCGCCACAGCCCGCGCTTTACGGCGATGGTACAGAAGCTGCTTAGCTATGGTCTGGAAATTGACGACAGCATAAATAATATGATTGTGGCGTTTGAGGTGGACAATGCTAGTACAGCGCAGCTGGATATTTTAGGGCAGATTGTTGGTGTAAGCCGCCAGCTGAAATTTGAGCCGTCTGCTGCTGCCATTGGCGAGGTTATCTGTCCATCGCCTGCAGAAATGGCAAGCGGTGAGGTTTATCCGATAATTTATACGCCTACGCCTGACAAATTGGCGAGCACGCCCATGCTCACAGGTTATCCGCCAGCGGAAATGGGCGAGGGCAATCTGCTGGACGACGAAGTTTTCAGGTTGATGATTAAGGCCCGCATTATCCAGAATACCTGGAAGGGCACAATTGGTGAGCTGTACGATTTGTGGGACGCTGTCATGGGCGCTAATAAAAAACTGTCCATTGAGGACTTGCAGGATATGAGCTACAACATTGTGCTGCAGGGCGATTACACGCAACTTGAGGAAGAACTCATCATCCATGCTTACGTTATCCCAAAGCCGGAAGGCGTGCGTATCAATGTGCTGACGTTTGTATCGACGGACGGCCTGCCGCTGTTCTCGTATGACTACAATACTATGCGTTACAGTGGCTATGAGAGCCATTGGGCGGAAGCAGAAAAGGGGAATTGATAAATGGCTAGTAGTAATTTTAAGGTTTTTGCTGAAGCTGTGGCAGCGCTGAATGTTGTGAGCGACGCAGAGTATGCTACGGATACACAGCGCATTAACGGCGTTGTGCCCGGTCTTGCTTCGGCGGCGCTGCATAACAAATTATACAAGCAGGCCACGATTATGGCTGCTGCATTGGCACAGGTACTGGTCGAGCAGGGGCAGGACGCTTTGGACAGCGATTACGCTGCGCTTGTAGCGTCACTGAAAAAATCGCTGGTGCTGTCATTGAATGGCGAGAAGCCAGATAGAAACGGCAATATCCAGAAGAATTTTGTATATAGTGTCGAGGGGAGAACTCCAGACAAAAACGGTAATGTTGCTCTGGATATTGATTATCTGAACGCGATGAGCTTTGTTGGCTCTGTGGTCATCACGAAGGAGAACATCAATCCCGGCACAAGACTTGGTGGCACGTGGCAGCTTCTGCAGAGCGGTCGATATATCCGCTCTGCTGGTGATGGTTATGCTGGCGGTGCTCTGGGTGGTAGCGATGGCTTTGTGCTTACGCAGCAACAACTGCCTGCACATAGTCATGAAGCTACAATTTATGGTGCTGGCAATCATAAGCATGATATCTATGTCAGCAATTGGCAAACCCATGGCGGCAGTGGTGGTGCAGGATATCAAGCTCATGAGCGCCGCTGGGGCGCAACTGAAGAGGCTGGAAATCACTCGCATCAAATATCTATTCAATCTACCGGCAATGGAGAAAAAGTAACTTTTGAGCCGTCTTATCTGTGTTTATATTTTTGGGTGCGTACTGCGTGAGGTGATATGAATGAGTAATGCAAGAATACAGTTTAGCCTTGCGAGCGAGGATGTGTGGAACGCTTATAATCCTCAATTAAAAGAAGGCGAAATCGTCACTGTTTTAAAGGCCAATAAAAAAGTTAAATTGGTTCAGGGCAAGGTTGGCGGCTCAACGTACAGTGAGAGCACTGTGATTTGGGACGAGGACACCGCAGAAACAATCATGAGCCGTGCAGAGGCAGCTGCTGTCACTGCTACAGCACAGGCAGCAGCTGCCAGTGGTAGTGCGTCAAAAGCTGCTGCCTCTCAGTCTGCTGCAGCAACGTCTGCAACGAATGCTAAAGCAAGTGAGAACGCTGCTAAAACTAGTGCCACGTCTGCTGCGTCCTCTGCGTCCTCTGCGTCAACGGCAAGCACGCAGGCGGGCAAGGCTGCTGATAGTGCGAGTGCCAGCAAAGAAGCAGCACAATCTGCTGCTACTACTGCTAGTAACTACGCATCTGCTGCAAGAAGTAGTGCAAGTGAAGCAAAGGCTTATATGGATACTACAAAAGACCTTAGCGAAAACGTTAATGTTTTTGTTCCCACCGTTGATGCTGACGGAACTTTGACATGGACAAACAAAGCGGGACTATCCAATCCTGCCGCAGTCAATATTAAAGGTGCAAAAGGCGATCCCGGACCGCAAGGGCCGAAAGGCGATGAAGTTACTATTGATGAGGAACTTAGTGCTACTTCTGTGAATCCCGTCCAAAATAAGATTGTTAAAGTCGCTATCGATAATGTTACTGATAGTATCCCCAAAACGTCCATTGCTAACACGTGGACAGCACAACAAAATTTCTATAACCTTATGCTCAGTCGAGAAACGTACAGTAACTTTGATATCGTAAGTGGTTCTGACACTCCAATAACATCAACAATGATTTATCCGTCCGTAACAAGCACATTTACACTGAATCTTTCAAAGTTAGCTGGCAAATTAAGGCCTAATCAAACCACTGTGTTTACTGCATATTTTATCGGAAATGGGAACTACCCTCTAATCATCACAGACGCTGGCACTATTAAATACATAGGTTCAGCGTCTGATGTGGCTGTTACACCTTATGGCATGTTACTTAACATTTTAATGGTGACAGATGGCGGTGGTACACTCACTAGCATTGTACAGGCTAGTAAGTTAGAAGGTGGTGCATAATGGGACTTAATCGCATGATGATGAAAAATGTTGTAAAGGTTGAAGATGGTAGCAAGAATTGGAGTTATAGTGAAGCAAATAATAAAACAATAGCTTTTACTGTTCCACCGGGGATTAAAAGAATCAAAGTGGTTGCAGTAGTTGATTCGGCTGAAGGTAACCCGCAAGATTCTAGTTATGCTTCTATAGAAAATAAAATGACTAATAAAACATGGGGCGAAGGTTTCTCAGACTCTGATGAAGAAGGAGAACTCCAGGAGCATCAAGATATTGATTCCATTGTAGGCGTAACGCCAAACAAAACTTATACATTGCTGTTTAATTGCTATTATACAAGTGGTGTAGCTTTTTCATGGGGTAAAGCAATAAATGCGATGACACCTACAGTTGAAGATTATTAAGTAAAGAAGAAACAAAATGCAAACAAAATATACGTACAAAGACAAAACATATACTCACATCTACCCTTTGTCAGAAGCCTTAGGGCAGGAAGGTATCTTTATTCCTCTTTCCATCTCCGAAGAAACCCTTTGCAAGTTGGGTGTCGAAGTGACACACGAGGAAGAACCGATTGAGTATTTTAAAAATCGCAGAATCGAAATTTTAAAGATGCAACGTGACAAAGCAGAAGTAGAACCGATTGAATACAAAGGTTACTTTTTTGACTACGATGAGAAAGCCCGCGACAGAATCAGCGCTGCAATTATTGCGCTGGAGCTGCAGGGAGCAAATGCGGGCATTGCCTGGACTACCGCAGACAATCAGGACGTCAGCGTAACCGCCACAGACCTGCGTGCTATCGTGGCTGCCGTTGCTGTGCGCAGTAATGCGCTGCATATCAAGTATCGCAGCCTGAAGGCGCAGGTGCAGGCGTGCTCCAGCGCTGGGGACGTTGAAGCCATAAAATGGTAAATGAGGTGATATTGTGATTTGCTTAGATTTCGCGGTGAGCGGTCTTATGCTCAAGAAAAAGCAGTACACGTACCTTGTAGCGGGCACAAAGAACTGCATCAGCATCAAGGTAAAACTTGACCGGCATTGGCAGGACTTAGAAGTTTTTGCTGTATGCTATAGAGACAACAAAGAATATCCTTATGCCATCACCAACGGAGAATGCCTTATCGCAGACATGGCAGTCATTAGCACGTCTGGTGAATTTAAGCTTAAGTTGTTAGGATCTACAGCTGACGGTAACGTGGTTATGACCACCAACGTTATCACCGTGTATATCAATGACAACAAATTTAGCGGCGCTGAAGGTGGCGAGCTGGAGTATCCGACCAGTGATTACCTTGCTGAGGTGCTGGCAGGCAGTAAGCAGGCAGCGGAACAGGATAAGCATTCAGCCGATGCTGCTGGAGAGTCAGCAAAACAGGCTAAGCTGTCAGCAGAGCAGGTCAGCCGTGATGTTGAGCTGGCAGGCGAGTATGTAAAGCAGATTGAGGGCGATGCAACGCAGGTAGGCAAGCTGGCGCAGCGGGTTAATCGTGACGCTGAACAGGTGGCGTCTGATAAAAAATCTGTTACTGAGTTGACAGGTCAGGCGGTCGAGGCGGCAGGCAATGCTCAAACCTACATGGAGCAGACAGGGCAAATCAAGACTGACACGCAGACAATCGCCGACAATGCATCACAGGCCATGGCTGAGGTTATTACTAAGGCAAAAGCCGATATTGATGTGCAGGGTACGGAGATTATCACACAGGCAACGGTACAGGCTGATAGGGCGCAGAGTGCGGCTGACGGCATTAGAGATACTGCTGATACATTGCAGGCTGACAACGAGCACCTTAAAGCTGAGCTAAAACACGCTAACCGCCGTATATCCGTGCTTTACGACTTGGGCAAGGGCATCACGCATCGCTATGAGACTGACAGCGATGTGGCGTATAGCAAGGCTATACCTAGCGGTGCAAAGGTCATGGACGTAAAGCTGATAGGTGGTAAAAGCGTTGTAGGGAATAATCAAATTCTGCTTCGAAAATTTGATAAAGAGGTTAATGGCGTACACGTTAAATTCGATTCAGCTAAAAGTAGCATTACATTAACAGGCACACTGACGGATATAAACTACTCTATCCCCTTATTTAATGATAGTATTCCAATTACACCTCGTCACAAATATTACAAAGAAAATCAAACTGCGATGAAGTTATCATATAGAACATTTGAGGCAGCAGGCGAAAACTCAATCTCATGGTCTACCAAAAATGCAGCTGAAATATTGACAGCTCCAGATAATGCTCATTTTAGCGTGTGTTATATTTATTCTGATGTTCAATATCCAGGGCCACCTGTTGGCACTGTGTTTAATGAAACATTTAATGCAATACTAGTCGACCTCACGCAAATGTTTGGCGCAGGCAACGAGCCGACGCTTGAGCAATGCCGTGAGATTTTTTCGAGTGAGAGCTATCCAT